GAAAGTGCTGAGTTTTTTGTTATTATAGAAGCTGATTATGGAGATTTTAAACTTCAAACTTGGGTAAAAGATAATACTAATATAAGCTGGAGCTTTATATGTTAAAAAAGATAAATAAAACTACATACGATAAGATTATAAATAATAACTCTAATGACAGGTTAAGAGTTGTTGTTGGTGATGATAAGCAACCAGATTTTAAACCACAATTTAAGATAGAAAAATGGGATAATGAATGTAATGTTTCTGTAAGATTAAAAGATGACTATAAGCATAGTCCAAAAGAAGAGAAAGAAAAAGTAGTAAGTAAAAAACCAAAACACGATGCCAGACTTTATGAATTAGAAGACGGCTTTGAGTTTGATGTGGTTTTAAAAGAAAAACCTAAATCAAATATTTTAGAGTTTACTTTAGAAACAAAAGAAGTTGATTTTTTCTATCAGCCTGAGATTTCAGATGATGAAGCTCTTGAGTTGATAGAAACAATTAAAAAACAGAATACAAAGCTAAAGGAAAAAGGAAAAGACGAACGACCAATACCAACTTTATTAGAAGCAAAAAGAGAAATAAGACCAGAAAATGTTGTTGGTTCATACGCTGTATATCATAGTTCTAAAAGAGATAATGAAAAATATAAAGTGGGTAAGGTTGGACATATTTATAGACCAAAGATTTACGATAATGAAGGAAACGAAACTTGGGGTTCTTTAAAAATTGAAGGAAAAATATTAACTGTTGAAATACCACAGGAGTTTTTAGATAAAGGTATTTATCCGATAGTTGTTGACCCAACTTTTGGTTATACTACTGCTGGTAGTTCTTATACTTATGGATTAAGTGATGCTTTTGCTAGAACAGTAACTCCTTCTAGTGGTGGAACTGTTGACTCTATAAGTTGTTATATTCAAGAGGACTTTGGAGGTCATTATGGTTATGAGGGTTTTATAACAGACGCAACTAATTATGAAATAATAATAAATGGAGCAGTTGGTAGAGTTTCTGGCAGTGGTCCTTTAACTTTTGATTGGTATACTCAAAGTTTTACTACAAAACCGACAGTTGTAAGTGGAGGGAATTATGCTTGGATACATTTGGATGCTGAAATGGCTATGGATATAGCTTATGATAGTGGTAATACAGGAGATGGGTTATTAGATAATTCTAACAGTTATACTAGCCCACCTCCAGACCCTACTGATGCAAGTGAGGATAGTAATAGATATTCAGTTTATGCCACTTACACAGAAGCAAGTAGTGGAACTGATGACAACGATGAAAGAAACATTGAAGTAGAAGGAGAAAAAGAAAGTAATTCTGAAAGGGGAATTGAATTAGAAGGACAAGCACAATCAACAGATGATGACGACGAAAGAAATATTGAGTTAACAGCTAAAGCAAATAGTAATGCTGATACTAATTTAGAAATTACAGGTAAAAATAGTAGTAATACTGAAAGAGGTTTAGAAATAGAAGGTAATTTATCAGATAATTCAGATATTAATTTAGAGTTAAGTAGCGATGATACAATAGAAGCTAAAGAAAATACTGGAGTAATAGCAAATGATTGGGACGATTGGGACAATGTAGGCGATTTTAGTTGGTCAACTACTGACTATAAAGAAGGTATTGGCTCGTTGGTAATAACAACACAAAGTTCAAGTCGGTCAGCTATATATAAGACACTAACTGGAAGTGAATTAGATTTAGTTAATAAAGACATTAGAGTTCTTGTAAAGTGTTCAAATTGGAGTGCTGTTAATCAAGCAACATTAAGATTTGCGTCTGACTTATGGAGTATTAGTGATAGTTTTATTATTAATTTTAAAAGTAGACTAATAAATGCTCCTAATGATGAATGGATAGAGGTTGTCGTTCCAATAGCAGGGACAGAGTTTGAAGGGAATGTTGATTTGAATAGACTTGATATGGCTTTTATCACTTTACAAGATGATGGAAGCGAAAGAGTATCAATGAAAATTAATGTAGTTGATACAATACATAAATCTCCAAATAGTGCTGTTTGTATATGTTTTGATGATGGTAAAGAAGAATTAATGCCATCTAAAGCTATAATGGACGATGCTGGATTTAAAGGAACATTATTTATTGACCCAGATTATATTGGCGAAAGTGGATTTATAACTAAAAGTCAGTTAGACAGTTTTTCAAGTAATGGTTGGAGTATTGGTGGACATAGAATGGGAATATTAACAGCTTTAACAGAAGAACAACTTAATAATCATTTTAATAGTGTAAAAAATTATTTACAAACAAATAATTATTTAGGTTCTAATTTGTATGCTTACCCGAACGGAGCATTTAATGATGAAATATTTGAAAGTTTATTGAGTCACAATTTTAAGTATGGTTTTAATATTAACGGGTATATACAGCCATTAAGTTATGTGTCAAACACTTCTGTTAATAGACATTCAATAGACAAATGGACAACACAAGAAATGGTTAAAAATTGGATTGACCAAGCAGAAGAAAATGGTGGTGTCTGTATTCTTAATTTCCATAAATTAGTTGACACTTTAGTTGATGGAGAAGACTGGCTAACAAGCGACTTTGAAGATATAATTGATTATCTTGTTGATAATAATATAAATGTTCAAGAGTTGTCGTCTATTGATTTTAATAATTATGAAAGACAAATTATTTTAACAGGTGCTTATAATGTTTCAAATGATTGTAATATAATATTAGATGGTAAGGCTGGAGATAATTCAGATGTTAATTTAGAATTAGTTGGTAAAGAAGAAAATAATAATGATACTAATTTAGAAATAATAGGTAAAGACATAGACAATAGTAGTGTTAACTTAGAGCTTGAAGGACAAGAAAAACTTGATACAAATAGCGATAGAAACTTAGAGTTATTAGGCAAGGAAAACACAAGTAGCGATACTAACTTGGAGCTAACTAGTAAAGATGAGGCAAGTGATGAAAGCTCAGTTGAGATAAATGCTAAGGAAAGTGATAACTCAGAAAGAGATGTTGAATTGAATGTAGAGGAAGATTTAAATTCAGATAAGAATATTAAACTTACAGGTAAGGAAGATATAAACGATGAGAAAAATATTGATTTGTCAGGTAAAGAAGATATTGATGATAATAGAGGAATTGAGCTTATAGGTGAAAGCCAATACACAGATGAGCAATCAGAAAGAAATATAGATATTACTGGTGATAAAGACACTAACACTAATAGAGATATAGAGATTATAGTTGAGGAAGACGCAGGAGATGAAAACAGTTTAGATATTACTGGTAACGAAGACGCAACTGATGAAAATTTAGTAGAGGTTAATAGTGAAAAAGATACTAACTCAGAAATTAGTATCGAAGTTAATAGCAAAGAAGATACTAGCGATGAGAATTTAATAGAATTAAGTAGTGATAAAGATTTAAGCGATGAGAAAAATTTAGATATTACTGGTAGCAAGGAAGCAAGCGATGAAAGAAATCTTGAAATGGAAACAGAAGCTGATGAAAATGATGAGAGAGGTGTTGAAATACCAGTAGACGGTGGGGAGTTTAGCGATAGAAGAATAGAGCTACACGGTATAAACACAACACAAGATGACAGAGATGTAGAAATTAATGGTAGAGAGGATATTGATAGCGATAGTAATATTGAAATAAATAGCGAAGAAGACACAAACTCAGATAAGTCTATTGAGATTAGTAGTGAAGAATATATTAGTAGTGATAGAAATATTGAATTAAATAGTAAAAATGATGCTAATAATGATAGAGGAATAAATATTACAGGTAAAAAAGAAATACAAAAAGAAGAAGATATAGAGATTTCAGGTAAAGAAGAAGTAAGCGATAATAGAGGAATGGAGCTTGAAGGTATAGAGCCTGAAACATTAAGTGAGAGAGATATTGAATTAATTGGAGAAGAAGAAGCTAACACGGAAAATAATTTAGAAATCAGCAGTGAAGTAGATAAGACAAGTGAGAAATATATTGAAATCAATTCAAAAGATAAAGCAGTAGAAGAAAAAGATATTGAGTTAACTAGTAAATTAAGCGACAACTCAGAAAAAGACTTAGATTTATTTGGTGTAGAAGCAGAGGAAGATGATGTAGATATTGAATTATCAGGATACAGTGAATTTAAAGGAAATTATATTGAAATAGAAGTTAATATAATATCAAACAAACTAGAATTTAATAGAATAAAAGAAGAAGAAGATTTAAATATAATAAAGACTAGTTTAATTATTGATAACAAAATAATTGAAAAAGAGAAAAAAATAATTGCTACGATAAATATAGTCTTAGTAAAAAGGATTTAATTATTTTTATAGCTATATCATATTACATTTTATTTTTAGGTGGTTTATTATTATTAATTTATAAAATATGTTTTTAAGAATACCTTTAGAACAAGTTAGGTTAACACAACCTTTTGGTATGAATTATGTAGATTTTTATCAGAAGTTAGGATTAGATGGACATAACGGAGTAGATTTTTCCGCTAAGAGAGGAACTAAATGTTATGCTTCTCACGATGGAAAAGTTTACTGGGCTGGTAGAGATGGCGATGGTGGTATATCAATAACTTTAGTAAATGAAAAGGAACACTACAAAACTATTTATTATCACAATAAAAAGAATTTTGTTAAAAAAGATGATATAGTTAAAGCTGGTGATTTGATTTGTTTAACTGGTAATACAGGTAAATATACCACTGGTCCACATCTACATTTTGGTTTAAAGAGATTAGATAATAATAACTTTAATACTATAAATTACAATAATGGTTATAAAGGAGCTATTAATCCAGCTCCATATTTTAAACAAGCCTACAATGGTTTTAGTATAGGAGCAAAAGATTACGACAAATCAAGATGTTATCATAGATATTACAGAACAGCTAAAAGAAATTTAGCTAATGAAATGAAAGTAGCATTGTATATAGCAAGAAGATTAAAGAGATTACCTAATAACGAAGAGATTAACGCAGCAATTTGGGGAGGCTGGGATATAGAGGCAATAATGAACCCAGCTATGTATCAAATTTATAGTCAAATAAAAAAAGTAGAGTATTTAGATGGCAAGAGATTAACGGTCCAAGGACTTGGCTAGTTAAATTTATGTGGTCGTTTTTTCATATATTTGGCAAAATTGGGGGAGTAAAATCTCCCTTTTTTGTTTGGCTTAGAAATTTTTAAAATTTATTTTTTTGAAAAATTGAAAAATTAACATTAATAAAAGGTAATAAAAATAGGGGGTTTATAGGGCTTGACCTTTTGTTTAATTTAACATATAATATAAATACATTAAGAAATTAACAACAACAATATGACTAAACAAAAAAAATTACAACAACTACAAAAAAAGATTGTAAAAACACAAAAAGCACTAGAGAAAGAATTAGGAAGTTCAGAGATGGACTTAGTAAATGAGTTAGTAAGTCTAGAGCTAGAACTACAAAATGAAAATAATATTAAATAACAAAAATATGAAAAATCAAATCAGACCAGCTTACTATTATCAGTTAGCTTTCAAAAACAATTTACAATTAACAGAAGTAAAAAACGAAGTAGCCTTGCTAGGAGATGATAAAGACTGGAGAAAATTTAACAGACAACTAGAAGAAAAAAAAAGAGATATAGAATTAGAAAAGCAAGAGCTAATAGATGAAAAGATTAACGACGAGATACAAGATAATTTAATGGAAGATTACGACGAATTAAATTAACATCCTATTTATAAGGTGGGGTGTAAGCAGAGCAACCACTTAGCGATATAGCCTCACCTTACTAATGGGTTCTAAATAACAACTATATGCCAAGAAACAAAACTAATAAAATGAGCATTTTAAAAAATCTCATTGAAAAATTAAAGGACTCTAAAACTAATTTATATCTAGCTGAAAAAGGAACTATAAGAATGAGTGAGGAGAAAGCAGTTAAACAATTAGAAGATGCGAAATATATATTAGATAAACACATTGAAGAAATAACAAAATGTGAATTAAATAATAAATAATATGAAAAACTTAAAACAACAACTAAATAAAATCGTAGGAGAGTGGAATGGCAGAGAAGCTGGCTTTCAAGAAGAAAGAGCTGAAACTGCCATAGATGCTCTTGAAAAAATAGAAGAGTTAGAAGAACTATTAAAAGAATTAGATATAGAAGAACCAGTTGAAGAAATCCCACAATTTAAAGGAACACTGGATGAATTAAATAACTTAAAAATTAGATAATATGAATAACAAAACTAAAAAAAAGATATCTAAAGGACTTAAAAGATACCATAATGGCAGAAAAGCTAAGAGAGATTTAAAAAGATTATTATGGTTTATCTTAATAGTGGGAATTGTAAGCCAATTTACTCCTTATAAACTACAAGCTCCAGAAGCTAGACAATGGGGACTACCTCAAGCCGAAGAAAGAGAAATGAGTGTAGTAGAACAAATAAGACAAATAGCAAGACAAGAAGGAAGAAGTGAATGGGCAGACTATTTAGTAAAACTTAGCTATTGTGAGTCAAGGCACAAACCTCTAGCTACAAACAACAAAGGAAACTATCCAGTATATAGTATTGATAGAGGATTATTTATGTACAATGATTATTGGCAGAGTCAAGTTTCAGATGATTGCGCTTTTGATGTAGAGTGTTCAACTAAACAAACAATTAAAATGATAGAAGCAGGAAAGCAACATAGATGGGTATGCGATAAATATGTTAGAGGAGTTCCAATAGATGTAGTGATGAGATAATATTAAAAATTAACTCATAGATTTAATACTAACATATTGAAATTTTTAACTCTATAGTGCCGTAGTTAAATTTTTATGTCAATAATGATAAAATATACATCTTAATAAATTATAACTCTTAGAAATCATTCTATAAACAAAAATATGAGAAACTTAAAACAAAAAGTAGAGCATTGTTTAACTAAATATCCTGAAACTAGAAACTCTGATATTAAACTAACTAACTCTATATGGGTTGAGTATTACAGTAAATACCTTAAAAGAGATGACAAGGGTAATTTAATGGTTAGGTTATTAGATTTATATGAGTTGCCCACTCAAGAAAGTGTCAAAAGAGTAAGAGCAGAGTTAAATAGCAATAAAAAGTATTTACCAACAGATAAAAATGTATTAAAACAGAGAAGATTATTAGAAAAAGAATATAGATATAAATATAGCCCAAGCAATCCATCTATGGGCTAGTTGACAAATTAAAATTAATAGTATAATATAATAGTATATGATAGTCAGAACTAACAACAAATTTAAAAATGAGGATTTAGATTTAGGGGCAGTAGGTAATACTACTGGCGGTTATGTTGTTAGCCGTTGACTACCCCTAGTTCTAAGTCCTTTTTTTATTATAATTAACTTAAAACATATGGAAGAACTAAAAAAACTTTTTGATGAGTTCAATGAAAAACCTATCGCTTATAACAGGGTTTATTCAAAAATAACAGGTAGTATAACAGCTGGATTACTCTTATCACAGCTAGTGTATTGGTCTAAAACAATGAAATACGAGGAGTTTTACAAGACTGATAATGATTTTAGTGAAGAGTTGGGAATGGGCTTATATGAGTTAAAGAGCGCTAAAAAGAAGTTAGTAGAATTAGGAATAGTTAAAATAGAGCGTAAAGGAATACCAGCTAAAAGCTATTATAAGGTAGATATCAATAAACTGATTAAACTAATAACTAGTTGTGGGAAAAACCAACAACTGGATGGTGGAAAAACCAACAACAAGAGTGAGGAAAAACCAATAACTATTACAGAGACTACAACAGAGACTACAACAGAGACTACTAGAGAGAGTGGCGATAAATCGCCCACACCCTCACAAATAGCAAAAGATTTCTTTAATAACGATAACTCTGAATATAGAAAAAAGTTTTTAGATAAATATTCTGGTAGTAGTAATGAAGAATTAGTAAAACAAGAAATGCTTAAATTTATATCTTACTGGACTGAACCTAATAAGAGTGGAACAAAACAACGCTGGGAAACGCAAAAAACATTTGAAGTAGGTAGAAGATTAGCAACTTGGTTTAATAATTTAAAAAACTTTAATAAAGAAGAGTCAAGATTTATTGACCTTAGTAATATATAAAAATATGGAAAATTTATTTATGCTCACTACTATGAGCAAACAAAAAGTAAAAATTAGTGAAAAACAAGAGGTTGCTTTAAGACAAACTAAAGCTAATAAACTTGTAAAATTAAATGGTATTACTGTAAATACATCTACAATAGACAGTATTATGCCATTAAATGAATACTATAGACTTAATCCAAACGAAAGACCAGCTAGTAATACTTATAAACAAATAGAAACTCCAAAAAAGGAACCTATGACACAGAGCAGAAGAATAAGACAATTAGAAAGTATGATTAGAGGATTTAAAAAAACTAACGATGGCAAAACTGGTAATGGTAGAGTTATTTTACAAAGAATGAACAAAAGTTTAGAGTTAGCAAAACAAGGTGAAAAGATAGAAGTTCAACCAAGTAAAATGTTTGGTTATTAAAAGCCTTGTTTTATAGGGTTTTAAAAGACTTGACTTATTTATTAAATTAATATATAATATAAATATAATTAACAACAAATATATGGAAAAAGAATTAACAAAATTTGAAAAAGCATATAATTTAAATGCTAATAACAAAACAGAAAAAAAGGGAAACTTAACTTATCTTAGTTGGGCTTGGGCTTGGGCAGAATTTAAAAAGATTTACCCAGAAGCTAAGTATAAGATTAAAAAGTTTGGAGAGAATAATTTACCTTATGTTTATGATGAGAATACTGGTTATATGGTATTTACAGAAGTTGAAGCTGATGATACTAAATATGAAATGTGGCTTCCTGTAATGGACGGGGCAAATAAAGCTATGAAAAATAAGCAGTATAGTTATAAAACTAAATATGGAGAAAAGACAGTGGAACCAGCAAATATGTTTGACATTAACAAAACTATAATGCGTTGTTTAACTAAAAACTTAGCTATGTTTGGTCTTGGACTTTATATTTATGCTGGCGAAGACTTACCAGAGAAACCTGAAGAAGAAAAAAACGAAGAAACAAAAAGAATTATTGAAGCTATTAATAAGATAGACAACATAGACGACCTAAGAAAAGCATACGAGAAATATAAAGGTAAAGGTAAAGATATTGAGAAACTGATAACTGAAAGAAGTAAAGAACTTAAAGATTAATTGTATGAATAAACAAGACAAAGAAAAAGAAATATTATATGATATTACAAAGAACTTTAAAAATATAAGTGAAGATGTTGATATTAAAAGTTTCTTAGCTGGTTATTATTCAAAATGTAAAAGCTATAAAAATATAAATAAAAATGAAATAATGAAAGGAATAGCAATATATAGCGTAGCATTTGGGAAAGAAAATAAAGAAGAAAGAAGAAATGAAAGGAAAAATATAATTATAGAATTTAAAAAACACTTAGCAGACGATTTAGATGAAAAAATAGGGTGGCTGAGTAAAAGAAAAGGAAATTCTGAATACGAAGAAGCATATAATGATTTTGTTGGAAGACTAAAAAACAAATTAGATACTTTTAAATAATATGAAAATACACGATAAAATTAAACAAGGAACGCAAGAGTGGTTTGATATAAGAAAAAATAGAATGACAGCTTCTCACGCCCAAGCAATAGGAAACAATGGTAAAGGACTTCAAACTTATATATATGACTTAGTAGCAGAATATTACTCTAGCCAAGAAAAAGAAAACTTTAGCAACGAACATACAGAACGAGGTAATGAGTTAGAAGAACAGGCTAGGGGGGTGTATGAACTGGAAACAGGAAATAGAGTAGAACAAGTAGGATTTATAAGTGAAGGTAATTATATAGGAGTATCGCCCGATGGACTAATTGGTGAAACTGGTGGACTAGAAATTAAATGTGTAGAAGATAAGAAGTATTTTAAAATGTTAATAGGTGATTTAGACCCTTTAAAAGATTATGACTGGCAGATACAAATGAACTTACTTATAAGCAAAAGAGAGTGGTGGGACTTGATGATTTATTGCCCTAATTATAAACAAAACGCAATTCTAAAAAGAGTTTATCCAGACCAAGTAAAACAAGAAAAACTTGAGATAGGCTTGTTAAATGGTATTAAGATGATTAAAGAATTAATTAATAAATATAATAAACTAACAACAAATGTATGAATAATTTAGAAGTATTCAACGAGATAAGAAGTAAATTAAATACTCTCGTTGAAACAAACAAAGGTTTAAAAATAAATGGAGTAGAAGACAAGGAAGGCTACGATAAAGTAAAGCAAGCTAAAAATGAATTAAGAAAAGAAGAAATTGAACTTGAAAAATTAGCAAAGTCAGAAAGACAACAGGCACTTGAATGGCAAAGAGGTATTATTGCCTTAGAGAAAGATTTAAAGGCTATTACAAGTCCAGTTATTGAAGATTATAAAGAGCAATTACAAAAAGTTGATGAAGAAAAAGCTAGAGAAGATAGAAAAGTGTTATTACCAGATAGAAAAAAGCAGTTGGAAGAAATTAATTATAGTTTAAATGATGAAGATATTTTAAATTATGATGAAAAGCAGTGGGCTGATTTTTATAACAAAATAAAATTAGAATATTTAGAAATTAAAGATAAAGAAAGGATTGAAAAAGAAAGAAAAGAACAAGAAGAAAAAAGAATTGAAGAAGCCAAAGAAAAAGCAGTTAAAGAAGAACAAGATAGACAAGCTCAAAAGATTTTACAAGAAGAAGCTGATAAAAAAGCAAAACAAGAAGAACAATTAAAAGACGCTAAAATGAAAGACTGGCTAAAAGATAATGGAGTAGATATCAATGACATAGATAGTTATGTAATTAAAAACAAGGAAGATAAATTAGTTTTATATAAAAAAATAAGTGAATTAACCATTAAATAATATGCCAGAAGATAACAACAAAGAAACATTTTTAAGCAAAGAACAAATTAAACTAGCCTTATTAGGAATTAAAGAAGAAGTAAAAGAAGAAAATACAGAGTTTTCTAAAGGCTGGAGAAATGGATTAGCAAGATTATTTTGGGAATTAAAATTATAATTAAAATAAATATATGAACAAATGTATTCTATCTGGAAATCTATCAAAAGATATAGATTTAAAAACAACACCAAATGGCAAGCAAGTAGCTTCGACCTCACTAGCTACAAATAAAAGTTATGTAGATAGTAATGGCAACAAGCAACAAGTAGCCACCTTCCATAATCTAGTTGTATGGGGAAAGCAAGCAGAAGTATTAGCACAATATACTTCTAAAGGCTCTAAAATACTGGTTGTAGGTGAGATAAACAACAGAAGCTATGATGACAAAGAAGGTAATAAAAAATATATATCAGAGGTTGTAGTCAGAGAATTTGAATTCTTAGACAGCAAACCTAAAGAAGAAAAACAAGAAAGTAAATATACAGAAGATGAACAAGAAATGAATATTCCTTTCTAATAATTAATTAAAAATATGAAAATAAAAGTAGTAGATAAAATAACAATAAAAGAAGTAGATATTAAAAAGCTAAGAGAAAAGGCTGGGCTTAGTTTAAAAGATTTACAAGATAAAACAGGTATTAAGTATAGCTACTTATCAATCTTAGAAAATGGTAAAACAGGAACACTAAGAAAAGAAACTTGGGATAGAATTAAAAAAGCATTAAAGAAATAGTATGGCAAATAAAAAATCATATTATAGAAAAAAAGCAGATAAAGCATTACAAGAATGGGGAAGAAGAACTTTTAGTGAGTGTGAAGTTTGTGGTCATCCTATGAGCTGTTTTCATCATTATTTTCCCAAGAGTAGAGCTGGCAACCTAAGATACAATGAACTTAATTTAATACCTATTTGCCAATCCTGCCACTTTCAGCATCACAATGGCGACCCTAGAATACATAACACAATAAATGAAAAGCGAGGCAAGGAATGGTTGGATGAATTAAATGAAGCAAAGAAAGAGTTTGTTAAATATGACACAATAACTAATTACAAATTAATAATAGAAAAATATAACAATAAATAATATGAACATTGATAATCACACACTAGAGTCATTAACAGAAAGAATTGAAAATATAGAAGAAGATATAAGAAATATTTATGATGTATCACAAGATAATGATGAGAATATATATGATGCCCACAGACACATAAATGACAACCATCTTAAATACACCAAAGAGTTCATTGAATTATATGATAGAGTTATAGACTTAGAAAAAAAACTTAAAAAATATGAGTAATATAAAAGACAAAACAATAGAAAACTTAAATAAAGAAACTCAATTAGAAAAAAGATTAAAACAAATACAAGAGTTTTATGATGACTTAGCTTCTTTAGAAGACTTATATTACAAAGTAGCTCACGATTATGGAATGATTTCAGTAGAAATGATTAACTCAATAAGTGAAACTCAAAGCAAAAAGAAAGATTTAAAGAGTAAAGAATTTAAATCAATGGCAGAATTTGAAAGAGAATATGAGCTAAGTGAAGAATATCTTATATTGAAGTCTTGTAAATACCAGTTAAGAGCCTATGAAAGAGTAATGAGTGGCTTAAAAACTAGAATAGAAAGCCTCAAAGCAGGTGAAAAAGGTAATTATTAAATAATTTATAATTAATAGTAAAACTATGAAAAAGACAAAAAAAATCCACCAAGGTTATATTGAGTGGAAAAACAATAAACCAGAAAATGATAGTGTTAAGCCTTCTTTTGGGAAATACCACTATTTTTTTTCTTCTAAGTTAGGTGAGATTAGCTTAGTTGAATTAAGAGAAGATGAAAACAAAAGCACTTGGGAAATTAAAGCTATTCAAGGAGATTTGTTTGACGATGTAGAAAAATATAAATCTAAAAAAGAAGCAGAGGAAAGAATTGAAGAATTATTAACAGGTAAAGCTAAAAAAGAAGAAGATAAAGGTGGAGCTGGTGGTCCATATAGTGATGATAAAAAAGGAGGCTCTAGTGGAGAAAATAAAAAATCTAAAAAATCTAAAAAATAATTAATAAACAAATATATGAAAACAATTTTATTATTTATAGCAGGAATTCTAACAATGATTACTCCTTGGGTTTTAATTTTTGATAGTAGCAATTTGTTAGCACTAAACATTTTTGGTTTTTTAATGGTGATAACATTAATAATTAAGACTGCACTAGATAAAGAAGATGAAAAAATGTTTAAATCAACCGCTGATTTATTATTAGAAGCAGAAAAAGGTATTAACAAAATTAAAGAAAGTTTTAAAGAAAAAGAAATAGAACTACTAAAAGAATTTATTATAAGTATAAAAGATAGAGAAGATAAAAGATGGCAAATGCTAAAAGATTATTTTGGTTTAGAAGAAAAAGATTATGCTGAACTAGAAGGTAGAATGCCTATTAAAAAAACTAAATTAGTTAAAAATAAATCTAAAAAATCTAAAAAGTAAAAATATATGACTATCAATGACAACATTTTAGACACAATAAGAAAGAGAAGCGAGGAGCTAACAAAACAAATTAATTTAGCCTCTGAATTATTAAGAACAGCACAAGATAGATTTGGTGAAACTGAAATGACAGTAGAGAGAAAGAAAGGTGGAAAAGTTAAACACATACAAGCTAAACAAAAAGACTTATGGCAAGAAGTTAATGAGCTAGGACTTAAATGTGAAGCTGGAAAGGCTTTAAGAGAAAAACACCCTCAAGTATTTGAAGCCTATGATGAATACTTTAAAATAGTTCAAGACTTAAATAATTTTGTAATGGCTAATTTAGGTATTAGTGGTTATCAAAAAGTTAGTTTAACTGAAATAATTAATCTAGCAGAAGGAATTAGTGAGTGGAAGATGAGAAAAATGCTAAAGAAAGACTGTTTCGAGTCAGTAGAGATAAATGTAGGAGATAAGAAAGATAAAAAATAAATATATGATATTTGTAATACTATTTCTAGCTTTATTAGGATTTATAGCTATATCAACTATAGTTCAAAGCCAAAACAAATTAAAGCTTATGAAAAATAAAATAAATGAATTTGAGAATAAACATTTTTCGTCTAAGAAAGAAAAAGATGAAGCTAAGAAAGAACTTAAAAAAGAACTAGTAGCAATAAAATCAAAAATAAGCATAGCAGATAAACAATCAACAGAAAAAGCAACTGACATAATTAATATTTTATAATATGAAAAAAAGAACAAAAAAAATAAAAAACCTAACGATAAACTATTTAAATTATTAAGAGTATGAATAAAGAAAAAGCTGACAGATTATTGAAAGGAGCAACCTTTATAACCGCTAAGAGTATGCCTGAGAACCCTCACCAATATAGTTTAAGGGAAACTTGGGAAAATGACGAAGATTTTGTGAATGTAGTTTTGTTTATAAGAGCTAATGGTATAGAACAAAGATTTTGGAGAAAGAAGTATATATATTATTATTTAGATGGTTATAAGTATTGGACTATGGGTTGTCCAACTCATAATGACTCAAAAACTGGAACTATATTAATAAATAAAAAAAAGATTATATGACATATCATTCTGCAGCCAAAACTCCATATATAGAAAACTTTAAACAACGAGGAAAGCCTAGGGATTATTATAAAGATAATAATATAAATGCTTTTATTTTTAATGTAGAAACAGACAATATACCTAAAGAATTTTATAAAGCAGAGTTTGTATATTTAGATTTACCATATAGAAAGGGTTATAATGAGTTTAATAAAAGAGCAAAAAAGAAGGGCAAGGGGTATAATTATTTAGCAAATAGAACTTTAGAGATAGTAAAGGAATTAAATTTACCGTTTTATATAATAGCTCAAAAAAATACCATTAAAGAATTAAAGGAGTATAAGCAATATGAATTAGGATTTTCTGTTCATAATGGAATGACTACTTGTTTATATTCTAATGACAATAAATTAAAAGCTAAAGATACAGACGAATTATTGAAAAAGTTATTTATAAAATACGACTTAGGACTAGACTTTATGTGTGGTTATGGGAATACAGGTAAATATGCTATTGCTAATAAAAAGAAAGCTATATTAACAGACTTTAATAAAAAATGTATTGGATACTTATATGAAATATTTTAGTAAACAAAATGTATACGAAACCGCAAAAGATAGAATTAGATTTTTATATGATGAATTTGAAGAAATTGTAGTGGGATTTTCTGGTGGGAAAGACAGCACCGTGACACTAAATTTAGCAATAGAAGTTGCTAAAGAAAAAAACAGATTACCAGTTAAATTACTTTTTGTTGACCAAGAAGCAGAGTGGCAAACAGTAATTGATTATGTAAGAACTCAAATGTATAGAGAGGAAGTAGAGCCTATGTGGTTTCAAATACCAATTAGATTATTTAATGCTACTTCAAACAAAGAACCTTGGTTAATGTGTTGGGAGGAAGGGAAAGAATGGATTAGAGAGAAAGAGCCAATATCTTATAAGATAAATAAATATGGAGAAGATAGATTTAAAGAGATGTTTGGCAAAATACTCAATAAAGAATTTAGTGATAAAAAAACTTGTTATTTAGCAGGTGTAAGAGCAGAGGAAAGTCCGACTAGGCATACCAGCTTAACTACTGGTCCAGTATATAAACATATAACTTATGGAAAAACTTTAAATAAAGGAAAAGAGCATTATACTTTTTACCCACTATATGACTGGAGTTATACTGATATTTGGAAATCTATACACGATAATAAATGGGATTATTGTAAGATATATGATTATCAGTATATGTATGGAATAAATGTTAAAGATATGAGGGTTAGTAATTTACACCACGAAACAGCAGTCCATTCATTATTTTATTTACAGGAAATAGAAAGTGAAACTTATCAAAAACTAGTTAAAAGAATAGGTGGAATAGATACAGCAGGAAAAATTGGGAAATCAGATTTTTTTGTTCATAAGCTACCATTTATGTTTAGGGACTGGATAGAATATAGAAATTATTTATTAGAACATTTAATAGAAGATAGAACTATACAAGGAGTTGAGATAAGTAAAGAAAAGTTTAGAAAGAAATTTAAGCAACTTGATGAAAAGTATAAAGAATTTCCAGACAAAGAAGTATTTTATAAAACACAAATAAACACTATATTATTAAACGATTTTTCATTTACAAAATTAGATAATTTAGAAAGAAACCCTGATATACACGGTTGGCGACAGTATATGAAAGGAGTAGACCATAAAAATAATAAAACTAATAAATATATTAAAATGTATGAAAAAAATAAAGGAATTAATTAAAAAAGAGTTTGATAAAAGCGAAGATAAAGATTTTTTTATTTATGATTTAAAGAATTGGATTTTCAAAGAGCTATCAAGTAAAAAAGATATGCCAGTAGATAATGTGATTTGGGTTGATATAAATAAAGTTCAAGCTAATGATTATAACCCGAACTCTGTTGCTAAACAGGAAATGAATTTGCTTTATACTTCTATATCCCACGATGGATATACTCAACCAGTCGTTACCATTTATGATAAAGAAAAAGACAAGTATATAATTATAGATGGATTTCACAGATACCTTATATTGAAAACTTACAGCGATCTTCGTGAAAAAACAGGAGGACTATTACCTGTTGTAGTATTAGAAAAAGATATTAACGACCGTATGGCGTCAACTGTAAGGCATAATAGAGCAAGAGGTAAGCATTCTGTGTCAGGTATGAGTAGTATGGTATTTAATATGCTAGATAATGGCTGGGAAGATGAAGATATTTGTAATGAGTTAGGTATGGAAACAGAGGAACTATTAAGATTAAAGCATATAACAGGATTTTCTAAGTTATTTGAAAATATAGAATACAAAAAAGCGTGGTATTCTAAGAAACAATTACAATTAGCTAAAAAATTAAAAGATAATAAGTAAAATTATGAAAATTAAAAAAATCAATATAGGTTTAATTAAACCATATTGGAGAAATCCAAGAAAAAACGATAGAACTATAAAAATGCTAAAAAAATCTATAAAAGATTATGGATACACAAACCCTATTATATTAGATAAAAATAATATAATTATAGCTGGACACGCTAGATATAAAGCATTATTAGAATTAGGTTATGAAAATGTTGAATGTATTATAACTGATTTATCAGAGCAAAAAGCTAAAGAATTTAGAATAGCAGATAATAAGATACACGACGCTAGTGAGTGGAATGATGATGAGCTGACTTTAGAGATTAAAGAATTAAATACTGAGGTATTACAAACTTATTTTGATGATGATTTAGAGGCAAGAATATCTGATGAAATGAAACAGGGATATGTAGGAGTAAATAAAGAAGATATAAGAGATAAACAAGAGGAACTTAATGATAGATTTTCAGATTTAGAAAAAAAAGATAATAGTAGTAAGGTGTCAGTTATTTGTCCTAAGTGTTATGAAGAGTTTTACATTAACAAAGATGAATTAAAGGATTAATCTATTGTGAAATATGAAGAAAAAGGCTACAAAAAAAGTAAAAAGAAAAGTAGGAAGACCCACTGTAATGAGTAAAGATACACTAAGAAAACTAGAGGAGATATTTGCTATAGGTGGAAGTGATGAAGAAGCCTGTTTCTATGCTAATATTAGTCATCAGTCTTTATATGATTATCAAAAGAAATACCCTGAATTTATTGAGCGAAAAAACTCTTTAAAGCAAAGACCAATATTAAAGGCAAGACAGGCGGTAGTTTCTTCTTTAAATGACCCAGTTATTGCTATGAAGTATTTAGAGAAAAAGAAAAAAGATGAGTTTGGTAATGATATAAATTTAAATATAGGAACTCAAAAGGATTTAGATAGGAAAGAAGAAAAAATTAACAAATTATTAGAATATGCTAAAACCGAAACTACGAGAACTAACACCTCTAAGGAAACAGACACTTAAAACAATGGCGTCTTTATTTGATTTAGATGATAAAGGATTTGATGAGCTTATAACAGAAGGGCAGATGAGGATATTTAATTCAATTATTTTTCAAGATATTAATAGGTCAGTTATATGTTGTTCTACACAATATGGTAAATCTCTAGTAGTGGCTCTAGCTTGTATAATACTAACTTGCTTACAAGGTAAAAAGGTGGCGGTAATAGCTCCAAGTAGTGATAAGGCTAGAATTATAATGAGATATTTTATAGACCACTTAGGAGATTATGAGTTGTTTTATAGACAATTAGAAAGAAACACTAGATTAGATAGGTTAAGACAAGAGGAAAGCAAAGAAAGAATAACATTTAGAAATGGTGGAGGAATATTTGTAGTGTCAGCACAACAGCACAACAGCACTAAATCAATAGAGAGTGCTATGGGGCAGGGAGCAGATATAGTTATTATGGACGAGGCTTGTTTGATAAACGATGAAACAGAGGCGACTATATTTAGAATGATAGCAGGTAAGGGTCCGAACGCTTTTTATTGTAAGATAGGAAATCCATTTTATTCTAGCGAACCATATAGTCATTTTAAAAATAGCTGGGACGATAAAAATTATGATAGAACCTTTATTAATGATAAAATAGGATTAGAAGAAGGTAGATACACGAAAGAATTTTTAGAAGAAGCTAAAAAGAAACCTTTATATAATGTTTTGTTTAAAAGTGAATTCCCTCCAGAAGATGAGATGGATAGAGATGGTTATAGATTATTATTGACACCTTCGCAAATTAATAAAGGAAGAAGACCTGAAAAGCTAGTAGATGGTTTTATATTAGGAGTTGATATAGGTGGGGGAGGAGATAAGAGTAAGTTTGTGGTTAGAAGTGAAAATTTTGCTTGGGTAGAAGCAACGCTAGACACAACCGATACAATGTTAAGTGTAGATAAGGCTTTAGAGATTATAAATAAATATAAGATACAACAAGACAGCGTATTTGTAGATGATACAGGAATAGGCAGAGGAGTAAGCGATATGTTAAAACAGCACGGGTTTTATAATTGCGGAGTTAGTTTTGGGGCTAAGGCACACAGAGAGGAATTATTTGCTAATAGGAGGGCTGAAATGTATTGGGATATGTCAGACTGGGTAAAAGAGGGAGGTATTTTAGACGAAGATAGTGATGGTTGGATAGAATTATCTTGGACTAAATATAAAGTTCAGGTAGGTGGTAAGAAAATTATTTTAGAAGATAAACAAAAAGTCAAACAAAAGTTTAGGGCTAGTCCAGATACAGCTGACGCTTTAGCTCTAACATTTTATCAGTCAACTTATTTAGGATTTTAATAATATGCCATACTTTAATCTAATATCAGAAGCAATATATCAAATATTTAAATTTCACAATAAACACAGTGATGAGAATATAGTTGAAAATATGAATTTCTTAAAATCTAATTTAGTAAGTGTTTGGTGTGATTGCTCTTCTAACTTTAATCAAGAAATGCTAATAGCAAACTATTATAATTTATTAACAGATAGAGAGAAAAAACTAATATAAAACTATGTCTAAAAAAATTAACAAAGTAGAACAATTTATAAAACTAGATGATAAAGATAAAAAATGGTATTCTAGTATTAAAGAGAAAATAAATGACTTAGAACAAGGTTATGGAAGTATAAGTATTACAATAAAAGTTAAGAGTGGGCAGGTAGTAGGATTAGAGTTTATTAGCAAGAGTAGTGAGAATTTAGGGTAGCATTGACTTTTTTAAAATGAAGCGGTATAATGATAATGCGGAGTAGAGCAGTCAGGAAGCTCGCCTGTTTCATAAGCAGGAGGACGCAGGTTCAAATCCTGCCTACCGCAACATTTAAATATCGCTAGTGGAAGAACCACTATTTGAACAGACAAAGTTTGAGTAGTGGTTTTTTATATATAAAACAAAATTATGAATATTTTTAAAAGATTAATTAAAAAAAGTGAAGATAGTTTTGCTGGTGTTCTCCACCAAAGTGTAGAACTAAAATCAAGTAATAAGGCTTGGGGTAGTAAAGACTTTATGAAGGCTTATACACAAAACCTTTATTTTGGTAAGGCTATTGATAAAAGAGCTGAAAAAGTTGGTGATGTAGAGTGGTATTTAAAAAAAGGAGAGCAGATTATTGAAGAACACGAAGTATTAGACTTATTAAACAAACCTAATTCTTTGTATTCATCTGGAAGTGAGTTTTGGGAAATGTATCAAAAGTATTTTGATTTAGCTGGTGCTGCGTTTATTTATGTAGATACAGAAAGAGATTATACTGAAACGCTAGGCAAGGTAAAGATTAATCACAAGAATACAAAGCTATATTTATTAAATCCTTTACAAGTTAAAACTAAATATAATGAAGAAACTCAAAAGATAGTGGGTTATGAATATCAAAAAGAACAAGGAGGAGTTTTACCTTTACAACCTCACGAGGTTATTAAGGTTTATAATCACGGTTTAGAAAATCAGTTTTCTAATGTCAGTAAAATGATACAAGGAGCTAGGAACTTAGATATAGATAATCAGTTATCAGAATATCAAGCTAGTATATTACAAAATGGTGGAAGCATTGATGGTGTAATGAGCTTTGATGGTAATTTGACTAAGGCTCAGCTAGACCAGATTAAAGAAAGTTATAAGAAAGAATATAGCGACGCTAAGAAATCAGGAAGACCATTGTTTTTGGGTGGTAAAGCTAGTTATAATAAAACAGCTATTACTCCACAAGAGCTTGGTTATAATGAAAGTAAAAAGCTAACTTTAAACGATACAGTTATTTTAACTGGAGTTCCTAAAGTATTACTTGGAGCAGTAGATGATATTAAATACTCTAACGCTGAGGAAAGTGCTAAGGTTTTCTTAAAAGAAACTATTTTACCTTTACTTAATAAGCTAAGAAATGCTTTAAATGAAAATAAATTATTAATCCCTGATGGTTTTGAGCTACACTTTAAGAATGATGTTAAAGAAGATGTTGAAACTATTAATAGTAAAATCACTAATGGCTCAGATAATAACTATATGACTATTAATGAAAGAAGAGAAATGGCAGGATTAGATGAAATAGAAAATGGCGATAGAATACTAGCACCCTTTAATTTAACTGATATAAATGAGGAAAGAGAAGAACCTCAAAAAGAAACTCCTAAAGATAAATCTTTAAAGAGTTTTGACCACCCTTTAAGAGATAAAACAATGAGAAAGTTATATGGTAAGCATAAAGTATCTAAAGAAGAAAAAAACGAAGAAATATTTAAAAGAGCAGTAAGAACATATTTTAAAAAACAAAAAGATAGATTATTAGAAGGTATTAAAGAAGAAAAGAGCAAAGACTTGATAGACGAGCAATTTAATAGAGATATAGAGGTTAATTTAGCAGTAAAAGAATTATTACCACTAATGGAAGGTTTTTTAAGGGAAGCAGGGGAAGACACAGCCAAATTAATGGGAAGTGAAACTAATTTTACCTTAACAAGTGAAATGACTAGTTGGTTAGATAAAAAAGCTAATGTATTTGCTAAACAGATTAATGACACTACTTTTGAGAAGTTAAAAGGTGAATTTGCTGAAAGTGTTGCTAATGAAGAACCTAGAAGACAATTAGTAAAAAGAATTGAAGATACTTATGGCAATATAAGCAAAAGCAGAGCTAACACAATAGCAAGGACAGAGGTGGGGGGTGTTATGACTAAAGGAACTTTTGAGAGTTATAAGCAAATGAATATTCCGATTAAGATATGGGTTTCTGTAAATGATGCTCAGACAAGGTCATCTCATTCAATGGTAGATGGAGAAGAAAAGCCTATAGATACTCCTTTTAGTAATGGATTACAATATCCAAGAGAAGCAGGAGCACCTGCAGAGGAAGTAATTAATTGTAGATGTCAGATATAATAATTAAAATTTATATAAAAATATGAAAACACTATACAAGAAATTTGATATAGAATTAAAAAATACCGACAAAGATACTAATACCATTGAGGCTATTTTCTCTACTCAAGGGGAAGATAGACACGGTGATATAGTTATTCAAGATGGCTTTGATTTAAAAGCTTTCAAAAAGAACCCTGTTATTTTAAACAGTCATAATCATTCAGACGCTACAGAGGTTATTGGTAAGGTAAAAAAAGGAACTTTAAAAATTGAGAACAAAAAGATGACTGGTAAGATACAGTTTGCGGTAGATGAAAACCCTAAGGCTAAGATTATTTATGATTTGTATGCTAATAAATATTTAAATGCTTTCTCTGTTGGTTTTATACCTAAGCAATATGATGAAAAGGATATGAGTAAGATAATGGAAGCTGAATTAATTGAAATAAGTGCGGTAAGTGTTCCAGCTAATTCACAAGCCTTAGCTAAAGCCAAGAGTGCAGGTATTAATGTAGATAAATTATATGAACAATCAAACAAAGATAATAAAGAAGATAAAGAGAATGAAAAATCAAGTTCCGAAAAACGCAACAGTAGTAAAGGAGGAGGGGAAAAAAGTAAAACCGAAGAAACTAGTGATACCAAAGCTAAACAAAAAGAAAACGAAGAAATAGAAAAACTAAAAGCGGAACTAGAAAAAACTAAAAAATTATTAGAAGAAAAAGAGGAAAAGAAAGTAGAAAAGAAAGTAGTAAAGAAAGAAACTGCAGAGGAAAAGATTAATAAATATATTGAAAAATATAAAAATAATAAGACAAGTAGTCTTGCCAGAATAAACAAGGCTTTAATGGAAGTCAGTAAAAATTGCGAGGTCGACAAAGGCAATAAGACTGACAACAATTACCTTGTAAATTCAGCAATTAAAAAACTACTAAAACTTAAAGATAAAGAAAATTAAGAAGAATTATATGGAATTTTATAAGTATTTAAAAAGTATTCTAAAAGCTGGTGTTATATCAGAAGATACTAAAAAAGAACTTAAATCAAAGTTTGAAGAGTTAGGAGAAGAAGAAAAAGAATTAATGAAAGATGATTATAAAAAAGCTCTAGAGTTAAAAGCAGAGGAAGAAGAAAAAGAAGATGACGAAGAAGATGAAGTTGTAGGTAAAATGGAAAAAATGATTAGTAAGGCTGCTGAAAACCTAGAAGAGAAAACAGTAGACGCTTTAAAGAAACAAGTAGCAGAAATTAAAAGACAAATGGAAAAGAAAGTTGGTGTTTATAATCAAGATATTCAAAAAAATGAGAAAAGAAAAAATCTAAACACTAAAATCAAAGGTCTTTTATCAGCTATTGTAAATAACGATACAGCTACTTTAAAGGAAATGACTACTAGTGAAAGTTCTCCAAGTGCTGGTTATACTATTGATAGTGAATTAAGTGCTGAAATCAGACACTTAATGACTGATTATGGTGTAGCTCGTAGAGAGTCAATGACTTTACAACTTTCAAAAGGAAGTTATAAAGCTAATAGTCTAACTACTGATGTTTCTGTTTACTGGGTAGATGAAGGAGCTAAGATTAAATCAACACAACCTGTTTTAGGTCAAGACGAGTTAACATTAAAGAAAATGGGAGCTATTGCTACTCTAACTAGCGAATTACTTGAAGATGAAGAAATTGATTTATTCAGTTTTGTAGCTTCAAGAGTTGCCGAAGGTTTAGCAGAAGCAGAAGACGAAGCATTCTTTAATGGTGATGGAACAGCTACATACGGTTCATTTACTGGTTTATTAGAGAATTCAGATGTAAATGAAGTTGAAATAACTGGAACTGATTTTAGTGATGTAGGCGCTGAAGATTTAATTGATATGGTAGACGCTACTCCTCAAGGAGCTTTAGGAAATGCTAAGTATTATTTACATAGAACTATTATGAGCTATGTAAGAAAACTTAAAGCTACTGATGGACAATACATTTACCAAGCACCTAGCCAGTCTGGACCTGCTACAATTTGGGGATACCCAGTAGTATTAGTAGAAGCTATGCCTGCTAAAGGAGATAGTGCAGCAGAAACTTCATTTGTTCTATTTGGAGATTTGAAGAAAGCTACTATCTTAGGATATAAAGGTGGAATTCAAGCTAAAAGATTTGACGCTGGAACGGTTAGAAATGTTGCTGATAACGCTGATATTAACTTAATTACTACTGACCGTGAAGCAATTCGCTGGACAGAAAGATTTGGTTTTATCGTAGTTATCCCAAGTGCCGTTACTAAACTGACAACAGCTGCATCTTAAACTGATTAAGGATTTATATAGGGGGCTAGGCTTACTAGCCTCCGAATAAGAACTTAATATGATATATAAATATACCTACATAAGTAGAAAAAATGGAATAAAGATAAGAACTAATAAAAAGCTAGATAATAAGAAATATAAGCTAGTTAGTGAGTTTAGAGATACACAATTAAAAACTAACGAACTTATAACTAAATAATATGCCTAAATATACAAATAAATCTAAAGTAGAAAATTTTACAGGTAAAACTATAACAGAAGATATTGATAGTATTATTGATGGTGTAGAAAAATATATTGATAACTATACAGAAAGAGATTTTGCATCTGATAGCGAAGCAAGTGTGAGATATTTTAATGGTGATAATACTAGAAAGTTATTAATAGATGACTGTATTGAGATAACTAAAGTAGAAGTAGGAAATGATGTATATGGAGATAGTTTTAGTGAATTAAGTGAGAGTGATTATAAATTACTACCGAATAATCACAATTCTAAAGGATTACCAATAACTTCTGTATGGTATAGAAACGGTATATTTGGAGAAGGAATACAAAACCAGAAAATTACTGCTAAATGGGGTTATAGTGAGGAAGCACCTGATGACATAATTTATGTAGCAACATTTTTAGCAACCAGTGTATATAATACAGGACAAGGTGGAAGTTTAGGTGGTATTAAATCAGAGAGAATTGGTGAGTATTCAGTTACATTTTCAACAGATAGTGAATTAAAAGATTTTAAGAAAATTGAAAAGATATTAGAAAATTATAAGAGATATTATTTATAAAGATATGATTGATAATTATTTTAAAACTACATTTACAAATTACAGACAAGGAGGCTATGTTAATGGGAAATCAGTAAGAGTAGAGGTAGGAAATTTTGTCGGACATTTACAACAGCCTAGTGCTGAGCTTATAGAGAGAATAGGAAAATCTTTTACTAATACCTTTACGCTATGGTGTGATGTAAATGTAGATATAAAAGCAGGAGATGATTTAGAAGATAGTGATGGACACACTTATTCAGTAAGTTCAATTAATAAAAGAAATTATGGAGGCAAGCATAAACATTTAGAAATATTTATAGAAAGAAACGATAGTTAATATGGCAAAAAATCAATTTAACATTAAAATAAAAGGAGCTGAGAGTTTTAAAAGGGCGATAGACAGAAATCCTAGAAATACGATTAATCAGTTAAAGATTTTCTTTGTAAGAGCAAAAGCAGAATATACAAGAACTATTGTTAGAAATCCTTGGAATGTTGGCGGAAGTGGAGGTGGAGCTCCAGTAGATACAGGAGCATTAAGAGATAGCCACCAAGCAGGAACAAAGATTAAAAAGTTCAGTTTAGTTATAGGACCAGATGAAAGAATAGCTCCATACGCAAAATATGTTCACGGTAGAAGGGAAGGGGAGATAAATAGTAGAACAGGAGTAAAAAGCAGACCTTGGTTAAATTATGCCTTTGATAAGAACGAAAAAGCAGTAAGGAAATTAGCGGATAAAATGTTATTAAATATCGTAAAAGATTTAGCAAAATAAAAATATGTATTCAACAATTATAAGCAAAATAGAAACAATACTAAATGGAATAGATAAAATAGCAGAGGTTCATTCAAATCCTACAAGTGAGTTTAATGGCTACCCTGCAGCAGTTTTCTTCCCTGTAAGAGTAGGAAACGAGTTTGAAACTAATAGCGAGAACATTAAAGAATATGATTTTAAACTATATCTTATTTGTTCAGCTGCTAATTCAAATTTAAATGAATTATATAATGATGTAATGCCTAATTTAGTAGATAGTGTATTATCAGCATTTGATAGCGGTTGGGATTTAAATAGTATAGACGGGCATAGAGTTTGGTTAAAAGTAGAAAGTGGCGACTGGGAAACAAGCACAGAGGAACAAGGTTTAATAGCTTATGGGGAATTTAATATAATAATAAAAACATTAACAAATAATTAATTTTAAAAAATATGGAAATCATTGGAAGACAAATAGAATTGGGCGTTGCTTTAGAAGAAACAAGAGGCACCGCTCAAACAGTGGCAGAAAAATGGATTAAAAATGTTTCTGCTAATATAACAGAGAGAGCTGAGGTTGCTGTTGATGACAATTCTCACGGGAATTTATTTGATAGCGATAATCAAAGGCTAACTAGAAAATTTGTAGAAGGTTCTTTAGAAGGAGTTTTACAAGTAGATGTTGTAGGCTATGTGCTTTATAACATTTTTGGTTCAGTTGTATCTACTGAAATTGGAACAGGAGATAATGTTTATTCTCACGAAATGACATTAAACTCTAACTCAATAGAACACGACTCACTAACTTTATTTGCTAAAGACGGTGGGATTCAAAACTTAAATATTGCTAATGCAATGGTTAGCTCTTTAGAGATTAGTTTTGGAACAGATGACTTTGTAAGATATTCAGCTAACTTTTTAGCTACTAAAGCCGAAGATGGAACTGATGCTCCTGCTTATGAAAAGGAATTTGATTTTGTAGGTAAAGATATCACAATTAAAGTAGCTGATACAGAAGGTGGTTTAGATAGTGCCGAAGCTGTGCCAGTTAAAGAAGGAAGTATTACTTTAGATACTGGAGCAATTATTGATTATGTATTAGGTAAATATGAAGCTGATAATGTATATAATGCTAAATTAGCAGTAGAAGGAAGTTTAAGTAAGAACTTTAAAGATGAAACTTATAAAGATTTATACTTAAATCAAACAGCTAAGTATATGGAAATCAATATTAAAAGCACAGAAGATATTGGTGGAGGAAATAACCCTGAAATTAATATTGTAATGAATAAAGTTAAATTAACTAACTGGAATAGAGAAGCTGGAGGTAATGATGAATTAGTGCCTGAAAATATTGAATTCAAAGCATTTTATAACGAAGATGACGATGAAGGAGCTAAAATCACTATAGTTAACAATACTAGTGAATATAATGTAGCTCCAACTACTTAAATTTAGCCACAGGAGCTTCATAGAGGCATATAAATGCTAAAGATGTATATTCTATCATTAATAAACTAAAATAAATATATGGAAAGAGAAACAACTATAAAAAAACTAGATTTCTGCGAATTAACACTTAAGAGTTATCTTACTTGGGGAGAAAATGAAAAAATTGAAGGAGTATTATTAAGTGGAGCAAAAAATATCAGTCAATCAGGTGTCAGTGATTTTGACGCTACTATTTTGACAGAACAAAAATTTGTTTTACTTGAAACTGCTATTGAAAATATAAAGCAAGGAGATAAAGATTTTAAGTTTAACAGAGATTGGTTTAATAACCTTAGAAAAGAAGAAGGAGATGAGATTTTAAGAGTTGTAAATGAAACAGTAAAAGAGTCAAAAAAAAAATAATAGAGGAATATAGTTTACAACGACAATTAGAAGGAAAAAAAGCTCCTGATAAATGTGTATTAATGGAAATGTTAAGTGAAGAATATGGTTGGACTCCTAGTGAAATAAGAAAACAAAGTAAACACGATATTGATACATATATAAAAATAATAAAAATGAAAAGATTAATAGCTAATAAACATAGCAAACAATATGGCAGAAAGTAGAAGACTAAACATTTTAATAGAAGCCAGAGATAATGCCTCTAAACAATTAAAAGGTTTAAAAGGCAAGATTAATGATTTACAACCTGCCTTTAGAAAAATGGCAATGGTGGGAACTGCTACAGCTGGTATAGTTGGAACAGGTCTTTATAAAATGACACAAGACGCTTCTGATGCACAAGAAATATTTAATAAGTTTGATGTTGTATTTGGTGATGTTAGTGAAGAAGCACAAAAAACAGCAATGGATTTAAGGAATAATTTTGGTTTAGCTGAAAGTTCTGCTAAAGATTTATTATCTGCTACAGGTGATATGTTAACTGGTTTTGGTTTATCAGGTGATATGGCTTTAGATTTAGCTGGAAAAACTAATAAATTAGCTGTTGATTTAGCTTCATTTACAAATATTGAAGGTGGGGCTGAAAGAGCTAATAAAGCATTAACTAAAGCATTGTTAGGTGAAAGAGAAAGTGTAAAAGAGTTAGGTATTGCGATACTAGAAGAAGATGTTAAAGCTAAAGTTAAATCTATGGAAGCTACTGGTGAGCTTACTGATGAAACTGATAGACAAAAAAGAGCTTATGCTACTTTAGAGATAGCTATGAGCCAGTCTAAAAATGCTATTGGTGATTTTGCTAGAACTCAAGATAGTTTAGCTAACAAACAAAGGGTTTTACAACAAAGAATAAAAGAGGTTAAAGAAACAATAGGTAGAGCGTTTATTCCTGTTTTACGAGAAATAGTTGCTAAAGTAGAGCCAGTAATTAAAAAAATATCAGAATGGGTAAGCGCAAATCCAGAATTAACTAAAAAAATAGGTTTAGCAGCAATAGCTATTACTGGTTTAATAGGTGTTATAGGTTTATTAGGAATTGCTTTACCAGTAATTATAACAGGCTTTTCTGCTTTAGCTGGTCCAGTAGGAATTGCGATAGGTGTAATCACCGCTTTAGCTTTCTTGTTTAAAGGAAAGTTAATAGACGCTTTTAAAGATGGTGGTAAAAATATAAGAGATTTCTTTCAAATGATAGATGAAAAAACTGGTATTGTAGATATATTAAAAACAGCTTGGGATAATATAGTATTAATGTTTACAGAAAGATTACTTCCAGCACTTCAAAGATTATGGGATACTTTAACTCCTCTAAAACCTTATTTAGAAATATTTGCTAAAGTTTTAGGAGTGATATTATTTGGAGCATTATTAGCAGTATTTAAAATAATAGAATATTCTTTGATACTTGCTATTGAAGGATTAACTAGAGGAATTGAATTTGCTATTGAAGCAATAGATTTTTTCAAAAAAAGATGGGAGGGAACAATAGACACAATAGCCAAAGTTATTAATTGGGTTAGTAGATTAATAAGTAAAATTAAACAGTTAAATATATTAGAAGGTGCTAGAAATGCTGCGTCAAAAGTATTTGGTGGAGGCAGAGCAAGTGGTGGTCCAGTAAAGAAAGGAACTAGCTATATAGTAGGTGAAGAAGGTCCAGAATTGTTTACTCCAAACAAAAGTGGAAATATTGTTCCAAATGCTAAGTTAAGTAAAGGAGGGGTAAGCGGTGGAACTACCGTCAATATAACTGTAAATGGTGATGTAAGTGGCGAGGAATTAGTTGAAAAAGTAAGCCAAGGAATAATGAGAAATTTAAGTTTTAATTCAAATATAAATGTATAATAAAAAATATGATTTCAATTTTATACAATAGATACAAAGCAGAGGATTTAAAAGGTAATATTGATTTAGTAAATGATACAATAAAAGTAGCTTTACTAACTTCAAGTTATACTCCAGATATAGACGCACACGAAAACTTTGATGATGTATCTGCTGATGAAGTAAGTGGAACAAACTATACAGCAGGAGGAAAAACGCTAACTAATAAATCAGTTGTTCAAAACGATACTAGCGACAAAGGTGTATTTGACGCAGATGATATTAATTGGGAAAATTCAACAATTACAGCAAGATATGCAGTTCTTTACAAAGATACAGGAACTCCAAGCACTTCAACTTTAATTGGATATATTGATTTTGAAGGCGATGAGATAAGTGATAGTGGTCATTTTACCATTAATTGGGATACAACAGGTATTTTAACTTTAGCAAATAATTAATTAATATGAATTGGTATAATAGCCCTTGGCTATACAGAAAAAAAATAACAGTAGATAAAGATAAGGTCAGCGGCACTGGCACTATTTCTGATTATGTAAATTATATTGATTTATCAGATTTAGGTTCTGATTTCTTTGATGATGTAAAATCAGGTGGTGGAGATATAAGAATAACAACAAGTGATGGTGAAACTGAAGTGCCAAGAGAAGTAGTTAGTTGTGATACCACAGCAGAAACGGGAGAAGTTCATTTTAAAGGTGATGTAGATGGCTCAACTGATACTGACTTTTATATCTATTATGGAAATAGTGGAGCAAGCGATTATGCTACTAATGCTACTTATGGAGCAGAGAATGTTTGGAACTCAAATTATAAAGTTGCTTCTCACGATGGTGGTAAAACTAATAGTACGAGCAATGGAAATGATGGAACAGTTAATGGTGCTACTTTAACAACAGGTAAAATAGGTGATGCTTATGATTTCGATGGGAGTAATGATTATTGTAGTGTAGCAAATATTCCCGAATTTAACCAAGATTTTTCCCTTTCTTGTTGGATAAAAAGAGGAGCGACTGGAACCGATGATTATATTTTTGGTAGAGGAACTTCTTCATCTACTGATAGTGCATTACATTGTGGTTTTAGAGATACTAATTATTTAACATTTGCTTTTTATAGTGATGATTTAAACACTGCGACTACTTACACAGATACAACTAATTGGCATCATATTGTTTTTACTTATGATTATTCTACTAAAGAAAAAAAGATTTATTATGATAATAGTAATGTAGCTACAGGGACTGGAACTGGTAATCCTGATTTTGGGACAGTTGATTTAATCTTAGGAAATGCACCCTTTGCTACTGGTAATTTTTTTAATGGAAACATTGATGAGGTAAGAGTTTCTACAACTCTGCTTTCTTCAGATTACATCTCCACCGAATACAATAACCAAAGCTCTCCCTCTACTTTTTATACAATAGGAAGTCAGGAAGAGGAAGAAGATTTAACTGTTATCACAGTTCCACCTTTTACATTAACAGCTACTTTACTAAATCCGACTTTACAAGTTGGACCATATCCAGAGCCTCAAGCTGATAGAGTTTCAGTTTATATAAACGATGAAAGAATAGAGAATATATTAGTCAATACATTAAAAGTTTCTAAAGTTTTAGATAATAAACGCGACCAAGTAAATTTTAAAATAAGAAATAATGGTGTAATAGTTCCAAACTTTAGAGATGTAATAAAAATTTATGATGGTTTAGATTTAATATTTAGTGGAATAGTAATAGATGTAAAATCAGAAAATGAAACCATTAGCTCTAAAGGAGTTATGTTAGAAGTTAAGGGAGCTGATTATGGTTATTTACTAGAGAAAAGACTTATAGGAAAGACTTATGAAAATCAATCTATACACGACATTATAGCTGATATGTTAAGCACTAATGCTCCAACAGGTTTTAATGCTGATAACGCACAAGTAGGAATAGAAGTTGATAAAGTAGTATTTAATCAAATACCAATAGCAACAGCAATACAAAGATTAGCAGACCTTTTAAATTATAGATGGTATGTAGATGAAAATAAATCAGTTCATCTTTTTGAAAAAACACAAGAGAAAGCTCCACAAGACATAACAGATACAAGCGGGAATTATATTTATAAAAGTCTAAGAAGAACAGCAAGTGGTAGCCAATTAATAAACAGAATTAAAATTAGAGGTGGTGAATATGATGGGGAAATTTATACAGATAGCATAACAGTAAGTGGAAATGCTACCAAGTCATTTAATTTACCTTATAAAGTTAGTGATTTATCAGTTAGTTTAAATGGAGTAGCACAAGATGTAGGAGTTGATAATATAAATGATTTTACAAATTATGATGTTCTATATAATTATCAAAACCAGTCTTTCAGATTTGAAACTGCTTTAGCTGATGGTGATATAATTGAATTTAGTGGAAGACCTAAAATTAGAGTATTTGCTATTGCCGAAGATACAGACAGCGTTGAGGCTTATGGAGTTCAAGAAAAAATGATAAGAGAAAACGATATAAGAAGTAATAAAATAGCTAGAAAAAGAGCAAGTGCTGAATTATATGCCTACGCACAGCCATTGATAGACGCACAATTTGAAACCTATAATAAGTTTTTAGAGCTAGGAATGAATATAAATGTTCAAAGTAATGCTAGTGGAGCTGATGATACTTTAATTATAAGCAGAATAGATTACAGATTGATAGACGCTGAAACCTTTATGTATAAAGTAGAGCTAGTAAGTAATAAAAGAATGGACTTAATATCAATGTTAGCGAAAATATTACAGCCTGATGAATTGGATATAGATGAAGCAGAAACTTCCGAAGAAATATACGCTGATAACGCTGAGATGGGAATAGAAGAAGATATTACAGTAGTTAATCCAATAGAAGACTTTGATAGCTTTGAAGTTCAAGAAGATATATTAATAGACCCAGTAGCTCCTGAAGATATAGAATGGATATTTGGATATTATCACCCGACTTCTGATACAGACCCTAAGAGAATGGCTAAGTTTGATAGAACAGCAAAATTTGTTTAAATAATTAATATAAAAATATGTTTAAAAGAATAAAAAAATTCATAGGAGATAGAGCTAAGATGAAATTTAAAGGCGAGCATTTTCATTTTTGGATACACCCTAAAGTAAAAGAAGGTTCTGATGATTTTAAAAGAATTCAATATGCTATTCAGCGATTTGTAAGAAAGGGGAATACTGATTTGCTAAACCTTCACAGAACACAAAACTTAGTAAGATTTACAGGAATAAATAAAAACTTAGTAGCTTTAAATGGTAGAAATGTATTTAATAGACTTTTAACTGGCGATACAACCTACACTGGTGAGATTACTTACGGTGCTTTAGGCGACGCAACAAGCCCAAGTTTTGCTTCAGATGATACACAATTAAACAACGAAGTATTTAGAAAAGTTCCAGCAGACGCTTCTTTTGAAGATAATGTTTCTTATATAGATTTTTTTATTGATAGTGGTGATACTCCTGATGGAACTTATACAGAGTGGGGAACATTTATTGATGGAACAGCGACAGTTAATAGTGGTAGAGCATTTAGTTTATCAGCTAAAGAGATTATAAAGAGTGGAAGTATATATATAAGTAGTAAATACACAATAGTTTAAAAATAATTAAGATATAAATATATGGCTAACAAACCAACAAGATTTACATTTGAAGCAGGTGATGATATACCAGCTGATACATTTAATACAACCAACCCAGACGAAGTTGAGGTTTATGCTAATGGCGTTTTAAAAGGTTTAAGATTATTTGAAAATAAGAAGTTAAAAATAGACGCAGTTTTAGTAGCTGGTGGGGGTGGTGCTGGTGTAGGAAGCACAAGCAATACTTATAATGCTGGTGGAGGAGGAGCTGGTGGTTTAAAAGTTTTAGAAAATATTATTAGAATAGGAGTTGGAAGTCACGCAGTAGTTAGGGGTAATGGAGGAGCTGGCTCTTCAAGCAGTAGCTATAGAGGAGAAGATGGTGGCGACTCAACTTTTCTTGATTATATAGCAAGAGGTGGTGGTGGAGGTGGAAGTTATAATGGCACGCTTTCTGTAAAACAAGGAAATAAAGGTGGTAGTGGTGGAGGCAACGGCAATAAAAATTCATCTTCAACTCACGACGGAGGGAGAAGAACCCAACCTATTTTACCAATTGGAAGTAATTATGGTAATGACGGAGGAGGCGACGGCTATTATGGTAAAACTGGTGGTGGTGGAGGAGCAAACGGGGCTGGTTCAACAGCTGATAGCACAACTAGCCAAGCAAATGGTGGAGCTGGTAGAGAAGTCTGGGGAACAACTTACTCAAGAGGAGGACACGGTTGTAATAGTGATGGTGCTAGTGGTGAGGTAAATACAGGAAATGGTGGAAATACTCAAGCTACGGATAATTCTGATGCTGGTGGTTCTGGAGGAACAGGAAAAGTAATTATAAGATATAAAACAACTGAAGCTTCTGGTATGACAATTACAGGAGGAACAAAAACCACAGAAGGTGATTATACTTATCATACATTTACTGAAAATGGGAATTTTGTTTTAAGTTATACTCAATACAATACTTTATTATCTAATTTTCAAACTTTAAAAAACGGAGCAAATGACGGAAAGTTTAGTGTTAATATTGACGGAACAGACTATACAGATATAGCAGTAATATTAGGAACAGTAAATAATTTAGACGATGTTGCTTCAGCAGTTCAAACAGCGATAAGAGCAAGAACTGGAAAAACAGAAACAGTAGAATGGAACAAAGACCATTTTATAATAGAAAGTTCTACTATTGGAGAGAATAGTTCAGTTTCAAAATTAACAGCTCCAACAAGTGGCACAGATATAACTGGAGCTTCATATTTAAACTTAGGAGAAAACGCAACTGAATATCTTGGAAAAGGAGAAGGTTATAGATTAGTAAGATTTAATAGGTTTGGAGCAATACCAGTTTCAAGTGGTAGTGGAAAAGACGGAGATTTAGTTGTAGAAGACGGAGAGAATTATTATTTAGAAGTAGGAAAAACATATAACTTTACTTCAGTTCATATAAAGCCTGGAGGTAAAGTTTTTATGGCAGGAACAAATGATTTTGGAAAGGTTTTATGTCAAGGAGATTTTAAATTAGAAGGCGACTGGTATATGATAGGAGATATTAGTAATGCTAATGAAATATATTTATTTACAAAAAACGCAACTCTATTTGCTCCTAAAACAGACAGAGCAGAAGCGATAGGCTCTGCTCCAAACGCTTACGCAGGAAACGGTGGTTTAGCTACAGGAGCTGGGGACGGTATAGGAGGAAAGACCGCTGGAGCAGACGGAGAAGGTGGCGGTGGTTTGTCTGGTGGAGGAGGAGGTGCTGGCTCTAGTGTTGACGGCGATTTTTATGTCGGGGGCGACGCTAGTGGTTTTAATGGTGGAGATGGTGCTAATGGTATGTCAAGTTCAGTTCACGATTCTTACGAAGGCTGGCCTGGTGGAGGTGGTAGTGGTTTAGGTTTTGGTGATGGAGGAGCAGGTGGAAATGGTGCAAGAGGTGGTGGAAGTACTGATACTACACCTGGAGCAAATGGTGGTTCTGGAGGTTTGTTTGGAGGAGCAGGTGGAAACGGAGGAGCAGGTGGTTATACTACAAGCACTAATTATCCTGACCCTGGTGCTGATGGAGGTAATGGAGGAAGAGGATATCCTGGGGGTAATGGTGGAAAAGGTGGCAACGCACCTGATTATGGAGATTATAATGGTGGTAATGGAGGACACGGAGGCGACGGTTTTACACTTTCAACTGGTTTAGCTTTATTAGTAGGAGGATTTATTACTATAACAGGAAACTTATATGCTGGTGGAGGCAATGGAGGTAATGGAGGAGATGGTGGTAATCGTCACGGCTCTGGAACAATGGGAATAGGTGGTAATGGAGGACACGGAGGCGACGGAGCAGATATTTTAATAATGGGTAATGTAGATAACATTGATACAAGTAAAATAACAACTTTGGGAGGAGTAGGTGGTAATGGAGGAACAAATGGAACAAACAGACTTCCTGGAATGAAAGGGCAAAGCGGAAAAGATGGCAGGTTAATGATATCTAATTTAGCCTCTCCTTTTTAATGATAAAAAATAATTAACTATAAAACTATGACAAACACAGTCAAAAGACATTTAATCTCATTTGCTATTACCTTTATTGCTTCATTTTTTCTAACACTTTATACAGGAATTGAAGGTGTTAATTGGGAGGCAGGAGCATTAGTAGGAGTTTTAATTGCTTCTGCTCGTGGAGCTTTTAAAGTAGCTTGGGAATTTGCGATGATACCATTGTTAAGTGAGTTAAAAGAATATGGAAAGAAGATAAAGAAAAAAAGTAATCAATAATTTATATGCAACCATCAAGTTTTAAAGATTTATTAACAAAAGAAGTAAAGTATGCTATAGCAATAGGGTTTTTTATAGTGGGAGTAATGGCACCATTTTATAAAATACAACAAGATGTTGCTCTTATTAAGCAAAATCACTATCACCACATTGAAGAAATGACAAAGCAAATTGAAAGATGTTCAAAAGAAATAAAAGATTTAAATGAAAAACAAACAATATTAATGGAAACCATAGTAGAAAACAGAACAAGGATTGAAATGTTAAAAGAAAAATAGTTCTGATTAAAACAAGGGAGAGAAAAATATCCCTTAACTAAGAAATAATTATTTAAAAATATGACAATTATAAAAGGAACAGATAATACAATAGATATAACTTTTAAAGAAGACGGGGAGGTTTTAGATATAACTGGTTATAATATTTTATTTACTGTTAAGAAGCAAAATGATGTAGATAAAAGTGATGATTATGCTATAATAAAGAAAGATATAGTAAGTCATACAGATGCAATAAATGGAATAACTACTTTAGTTTTAGGAAGTGATGATACAGATGTGAATGCAGGACAGTATTATTATGATTTAAGATTAATAAAAGATGGTGTTATATCACAAACAGAAAGAGGAGTAGTAAAAATAAAAGAAGGAATTACAGAAAGGAGTGCGTAGTCGAACACTCTATGTAATATATTAATTAATTTAACCAAGCAAACATATGGCAACATTTACACATTATTTACAAGGAACAAGTGATACTACTATTGCTGATACTGACAAATTACAGTTTGCTAGTGGAGTTTTTGACGGCAAGATTAAGGTTGGGGAATACAATGAATCAACTCACATCAAAGATGACGCGAACGCTGATAAGTCAAGTGGTAATACTCCAAAAAACAATAAGTATATTTCATCTACTGAAATATCTATTGATGGAGGAGCTAGTGAATCATTGAGTGGGATTGCAGAGGCTGACTGTGCGTTGAAAATTAACTTTTCAGACGCTTCAAGTGTTTCAGTTGAAAGTGCTATTATCTACGCTTATGATGGCTCAACTACTACTAATGCTATGGCAGGAACTACTGTTCAAATGGCGGAGCAAGGTGATAGTAATTGGACAGAAGCAGGAGGAAGTGGAAGTGCTTTATCTTTAACTGACCAAGCGTCAGCTACAAGCCACGATTACTTTATAGCTATATCAGCTACTCCAACAAGTATTGGAACTAAGTCTGGTAAATACAGAATGGAATTAACTTACTACTAGTAAGATAAGTTTAATTCACGAGGCTTATATAGACTCAAAAATTAAATGGCCTGGTAGCCAAGTGGAAAGGCAGGAGTTTGCAAAACTCTAAGCGTGGGTTCGATTCCTACTCAGGCCTCATATAATAATTAACTAAGAGGCTTATGTTAGACTCAAAAATAAAATGGACTTGCTCGTTAAATAACGGGGAAACCATTTACGAAGACAAAGGAGATTATAAACAAATAGATGGTGAAAAATCACCGTGGTTAAGATTACAAGATTATATAAAGGAGAATAATTTAGAAATAACATCACTTTCTTTATATAACGACAAAAATGAAAGATGGAATTTACACTCAGCTGGGAATAATCCAAAGTTTAGTGCGTTTGACAATGCTAAAAAACCAACAGGATACAAATTTTTTAAGAAGATGGGAGCAGATATTGTCAACGGCAAACAGGAAAGTGCTGAGTTTTTTGTTATTATAGAAGCTGATTATGGAGATTTTAAACTTCAAACTTGGGTAAAAGATAATACTAATATAAGCTGGAGCTTTATATGTTAAAAAAGAT